GGCATAACTTAATAATTCTTGGTATACTTGTTTTCCAAATTCCCAAAATCTAACACCTTTACTTTCTTCTCCTCTAACTACTACAGGAGCAAATACTCTCATTTTTGGTTCTAATTTCTTAGCTAACCTCCAATTTTCAGGTTCAGATGTTTTTCTTAGTTCTTTTGAAAATTCAACAATAGGATCTTTATCACCATAATTAATAGGTGAAATCATAGTTCTACTTCCTATTCCATAATGAAAGAAAACTTCAGTAAATGGGTTTTCTTTATTTTCCTTATAAGGGACAAATCTAATTTGTGATTTACCCATAGGTGCTTTCCAAAAATATTGACTTCTATCAAATTTCTGGTTTTGTTGTTGTCCAGGTTTGGACTGTAATTGTTCTAACTTGCTTGAGATTAATTTTAAATCCATAATTATAACTTTTTTTATTTATAACGATTAATAATATAGTAACTTAATTTATGATATCCAAACTAAAATGTAAGGATCTCATGTATTTTTGTATCTAATTTTTTTAACTCTCCACCTGTAGTTAACAAGATACAATTTTTATAATCCTGCCAATTTACTCTATAATTAGTATCTAATTCACCACTATTTAAAGAGCGAATTAAATCATTAAGTGCATTGATAGTATATAAAGTATTAGATTCTTTTTTTCTATGTAAAAGAATTGTATTATCTAGTATTTTACTAGACATATTAAAAGAATCAACATTATATGTGCAAACATATTCATTTGTAGATTCTATAAACAATATAAATATTTTATTAAATAATATTTGATATTGCCCTTTAATAGTATCTACAGTTGATTCTAGGCTTTCCTCCGTGGTAAATGTGCAAAATAGTTTATTTGCCAAATCTTCAAAATTAATTTCGTAATCCATAATAAATATTATATATATTTTAGAGAATTGTAATTGTTACCATATGCAACTTTTACAACGTATTTGTTATTTTCTAATAATTTTTTCACTTCTTTTAAAATCTTTTTACCATCTTCTAAGGAATAATCAATTAGGAAAGAATCATAAGTACATAATATAACTTTACTTTTTTTATCTTCCAAATATTCTATAACTTTTTTTACAGAGATAGTATTATTATATGTTTCCGCTGATTGGATTATATAATTTAAGATTTTATTGGGGGTTGGGTTTTGTATTTGTTCTTTAGTTAATATTTTACCTCCTACTAACTCTAATTTTTCAGTAACATTAAATAATTCCCATAATTTTTCAACATATTCATTCATTGCTTTAAAGAATGGTATTTCTCTATATTCTTTAAATACACCACCATATAATTGTTTAAATGTCAATTCTTTAGATTTAGCATATTCCTCATCAGTTAATTCTTCTTTATTAAAATACATTTTACCTAATTGATTATGTACTGATTCTTTGCTTAATGGGAATTCTATTAAATTAGCTAGTATCCTAACATGGTAGGCATCATAATCAAATTCAAAGAATAAATCATTTTTAGGAATAAATGCAGTTCTTGAACCATCATTTTTATTTAAAGCAGCAAAGTTAACGCCGTTAAATGAATTAGTTGGACGAGTAGTAAGATTATAAAGATTATATTTAGTATACACTGTTTCTCCATGAATAAACCATTCTTTTTCATGGTATTTAAAATGTTTATCAAAATAATCAGGATGAATTCTTAAACCTTGTTCCTCTATGGACTTAAATACTTTAGGAAAAGTATCATTGTAAAATTCATTTATTTCTGTTGGGATTTTTTCTTTAATTTCTTGGAAGTTCTTTTCTTCTTGCTCATAAATTTTAGAGATTGGTACCAAGGAAGTACAGAACGGTAAATATCCATACTTATCATAAGTACGGGACCTAATAAGAGTATAATCCAAGTTGTTATTGTCATAGGGTATATCTATTAATTTAGATGAATTAAAAAAGTATAAACATTCTTTTTTATTTATAGTATAAATTTTTTTATACTTACTTTCTATCCATTTTATTACTTTGTCAAAATCTAATTTAAATGCTTCGGAATGATTAATAGGAAATATATACCCTTTATCTTCAAAAGTTTTAAAATATATTAAACAAGGTGAAGTTAAAGTAGAATGATATTCATCATTCATGGGAATAATTTTTATATAACATTCATTACCTGAACAATATAGTCTATTTAACTGTTCCTCTGTTTCAACAATATAATACATAACCTTTTATTAGTAACCATAATATATAAAATTAATTTAATACTTCCAAATTACCTGAAATGCTTATTCTAGGTTTATTAGCATAATTTTTAGTAACTAGATGAGGTAACCATGGGGGAAATAAAAGAAGATTACCTTGTACTGGAGAAATTGGGATACGGGGGCCATTAATAATACTAAGATCTATAACAAACTTACCACTATCTAAAGGTACATTAACATAAAATACAAATGATTTTTGATGATGATTCTCATAATGATTATGAGTATTAGTACTCTCTAATGGATAATGAACGTGAGACCAAACACCCGCTAGTTTAAGATTATCTTTTTTAAAAAAATCATTAATAATTTTTAAAAATTTTGAAATTTCAGAATTAGGTAAATCTTTAGGAAGAATAGTATCTTCATGATTAGTATGTAAGGGATTTAAATCAATTTTTACATTATTTTCTAAAATCTCCTCACTTAATTTATTAAAATCTAAAGAAATATTTAATAAATCTAAAGAGATAAATTTATTTATATCAAGGTTTCCAATATATTCGGGCATAATTTTACGTAGCGCTATAACTTAAATCAGATGGTGCTGATCTAGTTATAGATTGATTTGATGTTGCACCAATATTTCCTAGTGCTTCATTTATCAATGTATTAATCTGTTTTTGAACAACCACATTAGCTGGTAGAAGAGTTGTGCCTTTAGATTTTTCATGTGTTTCTCTATCCATTATTGTTCCATCTGCCATTATATGGTAATTACCTATGTAATTACTGTTATCTTTTCTAACTGTTAACTGGTTTCCACTTGTGTATTGGTTAGAAATTAATTCTAAATTTGGTCTAACCGCAAATTGAATTAAATTAGATAAATATTCTTTTATACCTCTAAATTCTTTATTAGTAAAGTTAACTAATCTTTCATTAGTATCCACAATTCCTGCGGTAACTACTCCATTTGGATTCCTTGTATCATTAAGGGGACCAGATATTTTCCAAAATATTTTTACTACCTGCCATAAAGCATAATTATACTCTCCACTCTGTGTAATTATATCATTATAGGTTGATTGATTTATTTCTAATATACGAGATGGTGTTTCATTTCTTTTTTTAGCAAAATATCTTTCAATTTGTCCTCTTTGATAATCTTTACCCTTAGGTTGTGGAATAAAAGCGGTTGGGTTTTTACCATATTCAAATAATTCTTGGTTTTTAGGACGTAAATTAGAATATTCTGAATTAGTAGATGTATTTAGGACTTGATTTGGAGATTCATCTTTAGGAAGTACACTTAAAAGTTGTCTTGTAGGATCTAATGGAGTTTTTCCACTATAGATTTGACCATTAAATAGTGAATGATAAAATCCACTATATGGTTTACCAGTAGAGTCAACGAATTCTCCACCATTAGTGAATAAATTATTATTAGTAAGGGATTTAGGTATGTAAGTCATTAGTTAGGTCTTGATATTACTTGTCCTCTTAACACAGTATACCATTTATTATTTTCAACTTCATGGTTTATAGAAAATACGGCAAAATCAATTCTACCCCTATATTGTCTAGGTAATCTATCATCTGGTATTCTAAACACACTATAAGGTAAAATACCTGATATTCCATCTATTTTAATACTATATTCTATGGGAATAACAATACTAGGTCTCTTTTCAAAATCCGATACAAAACTAGGTCTAGCAACATCTCCAATTAAACTTAAAGTTGTTATTTGTTTAGGTTTTTTAAGATCTTTATTTTGTAAATCAGTATATAAAGTAGTTAATTGTGAAATTGTTTCTTTTTTTATATTTTTTGAAAAATCATAAACATTAGCTAAATGGTTATATAATTTTCTATAAGGTAAATTATTAATTTTAGGTGGACCAAATATATCGTTTCTTCCTATAGGAGCTATTTTTTCCTTAGCAAATCTATCTATGGCACCCCCATTAAAATATTGATATGATAACACATCATCAGGAAAGTCTTTTATGGAATCACTTGCTTGGGCCCCTATTACTATTTGATTTGCTAATTTAGGTGATAGTTTAGTATTGAAACTATAATCATATATTAAAGAATTTGTACCAAAATTAGGAATTGTTATTACTTCATTTTCTTTAGTTTGTTGGGGTC